CCTTTCCACAAGTTCCGTGAGCAGGCTAAGACGGGAACCATCCGCATATTTGAGGGTAGTGAAGGCTTCCGCAGAGACTTTATCCACGTTGACAAAATCATTGAGGTACACAAAAAGTTCTTCAATGTGCCGGAGTCTGGTATCTGGAACGTAGGCACTGGCCACACCATGTCATTTGCTGACGTTGCACGCTTGGCAGCCGATGAATTTTCAGCGAAAATAGAAACCATTCCGATGCCCATGCTGAATGGGTATCAAAGATATACGTGTGCTGACATGACCAAATTGAACAGGACGCTGAAATGAAGGGCATTCATGCGCTGGCTTCTTCCGTTATTGCTATTGGGGCTGGTTGGAGCCGTAGCCAAGAATGGCTGTTATGTGCGCGAGTTCTATGGGATTGGCTACACTGTCCACGATCCAAGCATTCGGCACAAGGAAATGATGGCGTGGCTAGAACAGAACGCCAGCCACTGCAAGGCTTCGGACTATGTGGTTATATGGAACAATCTAGCAGAATGGGCAGGTACAGCCGACTCTACTCAGCTTAGGGGTTTAGTTATTCATGGGTACACAGAAGCACTTGATCGGGAAAAGCAGTGAAGATCAGTTACGACAAATGGTATCCAATTGTGCAGCCCAACGCGCAGATGCAGGCAGAAGTTTTTGCCAAACGGGTTGAGAAACAGGATGCTGAACGGGCGTTACAAGTTCAGATCAACAATACAGTTAAGAAGTTTCATCAGTACGAGTACGAAATATACGAGTACCGGATGCGGCAAGTGACGTTGAACATTCAGATTAACAATCTGAAACGTGAGATTGACAAGTTGGTATGAGGTGGCATGAACGATACTATGCAAAACACACGCGAACGGCTGACTTTTTGGGTGACCTTTATGATAAGCGTGACCCTGTGTTTGTCAGTGCTGGCCATGGTAATAGCCTTTCTCTTGGGCCTTTGGGCCAAGGAAGTGGACAACGGGGAAATCTTCAAAATGATAAGCCCTGCTTTCAGTACGTTGATCGGTGGAATGATTGGATTCCTGTCTGGTATCAAATTGAACCAAGACGGTGACGATAAACCTAAAGGGGGTAATGATGATGGGATTAGATGCGATTTTGAATATCGGCGGGAAGTTAATAGACAAGTTGATTCCGGATCCGGAAGCGAAAGCAAAAGCCCAGTTTGAACTTGCCAAAATGGCGCAGGATGGGGAGTTGGCTAAGATGGCCAATGAAACCAAACTGTATGAGACTGAGCAAAATAACCTGACCCAGCGTGTACAGGCGGACATGGCCAGTGATTCTTGGCTGTCTAAGAACATCCGCCCTATGACGCTAATCTTCTTGCTGACTGCATATAGCGGGTTTGCCATCGCCTCAATCTTTGAATACGAAACCCGTGGTGCCTATGTTGAGTTACTTGGCCAATGGGGAATGCTTGTGATGTCTTTCTACTTTGGTGGTCGCACTATGGAAAAAATTGCTGACAGGGTGAAAAAATGAATTTGACAGAACACTTTACACTGGAAGAGCTGACACACACTGACCACCGAGAATTTGACAATACGCCAAATGAAACCGAATTGGAAAACCTCAAACGACTCGCGGCCTTCCTTGAGGACGTCAAAAAAGCCTTGGGCGGAAGACCAGTTATGGTTAACTCAGCTTTTCGCAGCAAGCAAGTCAATGATGCTGTGGGTTCTAAAGATACTAGCCAGCATCGCATTGGTTGTGCTGTGGACATCCGAGTACCTCAACTGACCCCCGATGAGGTGGTCAAAACCATTATTGCCTCTGGCCTTCCTTACGACCAAGTCATCCGCGAGTTTGACCGCTGGACACACGTAAGTATCCCAAACACGCCAACTACCGCGCCTAGAAAACAGGCGTTGATTATCGACAAAACGGGCACGCGGCTGTATGCTTGATGCGCACCCAAATTGATGGGAAAATAAGCCATGCCATTAAAAAAACTTACCCTGAAAGCCGGTGTAAACAAAGAAAACACCCGCTATACCAACGAGAATGGTTGGTATGTATCCGACAAAGTTCGGTTTCGTCAGGGCACGCCAGAGAAAATTGGTGGTTGGGTGCGTATCTCTGGCTATACCTTCCAAGGAATCTGCCGCTCTTTGTGGAACTGGATTACTTTAGGTGGTTTAAACCTTGTGGGTGTGGGCACTAATTTAAAGTTCTACATTGAAAAGGGTGGTTTTTACAACGACATTACCCCAATCAGGGATACAGTAACACTTGGTACTGATCCATTTACAGCTAATGGTACGACTACAGTAACTGTCTCAGATGTTGATCATGGCGGTGTGACTGGTGATTTTGTAACGTTCAGTGGAGCTACGGGCACTTACGCCTCTACCTTCAATGCTGAATTCCAGATCACAGTAATAGGTGCTAACTCATACACGATTACGGTTGGTTCAGCTCTAACGGCTGGCTCTTATGGTGGGTCGGCTGTTTCTGCCGCTTATCAAATTAACGTAGGCCCAGAATACGCAATCCCATTGGTTGGATGGGGCGCTGGTTCTTGGGGTGCTGGTACATGGGGAACTGGCGGAACTAACTTAAGTACCCTGCGCATTTGGAATCAGCAAAACTTTGGCGAAGATTTGGTCTTTGGCCCTCGTGGTGGTGGCATTTATTTTTGGGATGCAACTACAGGCATAGGAACTCGTGGTGTATTGGCATCTAGTTTATCTGGAGCTTCTGATGTTCCAGTGGTACAGAATTATTTGTTTATTTCTGACGCAAGCAGGTTTGTGTTTGCTTTTGGAACAAATGATTATGGAAGCGTAGTTCAAAATCCAATGTTAATTCGCTGGTCGGATCAGGAATCTGTGACTCAGTGGACACCCGCTGCCACCAATCAAGCTGGAAGTATTACGCTTTCGCATGGTTCTGAAATCATTACGGCTGTTCAGGCTCGTCAAGAGATTGTGGTGTTTACTGATTCATCCGTATATTCACTTCAATATCAAGGGCCGCCAGTCGTTTGGTCTAGCCAGCTTTTGGGTGACAACATCTCAATCATTGGCCCCAATGCGGCGATTATTGCTTCTGGTGTTATCTACTGGATGGGCGTGGATAAGTTCTATAAATATGATGGTCGCGTGCAGACTTTGCGTTGCGACTTGCGTCAATACATTTTCCAAGACATTAACTTAGCCCAAGCTGCACAAGTATTTGCAGGAACCAATGAAGGTTTCAATGAGGTGTGGTGGTTCTACTGTTCTGCTGGAAGCAATACGATTGACCGTTATGTGACGTTCAATTACTTTGAGAACAATGGCGAAGGTGTGTGGGCTTATGGAACGATGGAACGTTCTGCATGGTTAGACTCTGGTTTGAGAGATTACCCATTAGCCGCCACATACAGCTATAACCTTGTTAACCATGAGCAAGGTAATGATGACGATGAGTCTGGTACACCAGTTGCTATTAACGCAATCATTGGTTCTTCTGAGTTTGACATTGACGATGGCGATCACTTTGGTTTTGTCTGGAGGATGTTGCCTGATATTACATTCCGTGGATCTGATGCGACATCTCCACAGGTAACAATGACTCTGATCCCGATGCAAAACTCAGGCTCAGGCTACAACGATCCTATCTCCGTAGGCGGAAACAGTTATGCAACTGTGACTCGTACATCCACTGCTGTGATTGAGCAGTTTACGGGTCAGGTGTATGTCAGGGTTCGTGGCCGTCAGATGATCCTTCAGCTAGAGTCAAATCAACTTGGATGTGCATGGCAGTTGGGTAGCCCCCGTATTGACATCAAGCAAGATGGTCGCAGAGGCAATTCATGAGTACATTGATTGTTACATCTCAATATGAACTCAATCAAGTTGCCGCACCTAACTTGCCTTTGGCTACAGAGGAGTACTCACGGGCTTATCAGGATCAGCTTAACAACGTTCTGCGTCTTTACTTCAACCGATTAGATGCAATTTTGGGGCAACTTGTGGCTACATCAACAACAGTACCAATTACATTTCCACCAACAGCACTGGATGCTTTTGGTCGCCAGCGGGTTAGCCAGCCTTACACATTGTTTGACAGCCAGAATCGTTACGCTGCTGACAATCAGTTTAGTACAGCGACAACAGGCACAGGTGCAACCACATATAACGCCAATCAATCCAGCGTAAGTTTGTCTGTGACTGCCGGGGGTGTAGGTTCTTCTGTACGTCAGACCTACCGCAATATGCTGTATCAGCCCGGTAAAGGCTTGCTGGTTCTTGCCACGTTTGTTATGGACATCAGCGACAGTGCCAACTTAACTCAGCGTGTTGGTTACTTTAATACAGACAACGGCGTGTTCTTCTCCAAGGTTGATGGCACTAAGTCATTTACTCTGCGCACAAATACATCTGGAACTCCATCAGACTCCCGTACAGTTAACCAAGACGACTGGAATGGCGATCCTCTGGACGGCACAGGAGAATCAGGGTATACCCTAGACCTGTCTCACCCTCAGATTCTATGGATGGACTTTGAGTGGTTGGGTGTGGGTTCGGTGCGTTGCGGCTTCATCATTGATGGCCAGTACATTGTTTGCCACACGTTTAACACTGCTAATACCTATGGCACAACGGTCTACATGACTACGGCCATCTTGCCTGTGCGGTATGAAATTGTATCGACATCTGCTGTGGCTGCGTCACTCACACAAATTTGTTCGTCTGTGGTATCTGAAGGCGGATTTGAGGCTACGTCAATTGAGCACGTGGCAAGACGTGTTAATGCAACGTCCGGCACAACGATTACTACCGCCTTCTATCCAATTGTTTCTATTCGTTTGGCGTCTACTGCGTTAGGGGCTGTGGTTATCCCATCAGCGTTTAACTTCTTACCAACAACATCTGATAACTACGAAATCGCGTTGGTAAAAAACACTACGTTAACTGGCGCTTCGTGGGCGGCGGTTTCCTCGGACACAAACGCTGAGTATGATATTACCGCTACTGCAATGACTGGCGGCACTATCTGTGGTAGCACTTTTACTACGGGGAAATCTGGCCCAGTGCCTTTAAACGCAGGTAATTCCTACAACTGGGATTTACAGGTTGGGGCTTCGTTGGCGGGAGTCAGTGATACATTTACTTTGGCCGCCCGCGTTGTAACAACCGGCGGAGCTGGTAGCGGCGGCGGAGTTGGGTCTATTTCCTTCTATGACTTAACGCAGTAAGGATTAAACATGGCAAATACCGTAGAAGATCTATACCGAGACGTTCTTGGCCGCGCACCAGATTCAGAGGGTTTGGCGTTTTGGCAAAATGCTTTTGGAAATTCTGTAGAACCAGCAGAACAAGCATCGTTTATGCAGTCAGTTCAGTCTGTACTGAGTTCAGTTCCAGCCCAAGAGCAAGCTGCTTTAGCACCAAAAATAGTTTCTGAAGCTGTATCCTCCGGTGTTCCTGTTTCTCAAGTTGTTGATTCATACACGCCAGAAGAAGAAGCTCCAGTTACAAAAGCATCCTCCCAGCAGAAAGAAGGCACATCTGTACAAGAGGCGGTCAATCCTAAAGATCCTTTGGTTGGTTTGTATCAGTCTGTATTGGGAAGAACGCCGTCTCAAGCTGAAATTAATAGCTGGGGTTTTGGCGATACCATTGACCAAAACGAACTCAATCGGTTCCTTGGCTCTGCGCGAAACGAAGCCGTTACTACGATGCCAAAAAATACGGCAGCAAGTAAGTTGGCTGACCAGATTCTTGGGCAAAATTTAACTTCCAAATGGAAGGGCGAAGGTTTTGGTTCTGCGGAAAAGAATGCCTATGACATGGCAACGATTCTGTCCAGCATCGGAATTACGAACATTAAAGACTTTGGCAAAATTACCACCGAAGTTCCTGCGTATGATGAAGAAGGTAACCAAATAGGAACTCAAAAGGTAGAAACCTTTGGAAATAAGAAGACTGGCCAAGCCGTTCCAAACACTTACAGCGAACGTCAGACAGGCGATTTTTTTGGCGGAACGTTTGCTGGTGAAGGGAATACGGGATATGGCGTAAAGTTTGCCCCCGATGGCACGCCCATTTTCTATACCGCTGGCGCATCTTCCAATGACCTTGCAAACATCATGCAAGACCTTGGCCCATTGGGCAACATTGCTGTTGCCGCTATTGGTGGCCCTTGGGCTGTGGCAGCTGTCGCTGCGGCTTCGGGTAAACCAATCCAAGATATTGTTAAGTCTGCGGCTTTGTCATACCTTGGCTCAGAAGCTGGTAGTTTAGTTTCTGGCACGGAAGGCATTGCGGATTTACTGGGCGAAACAGGAACCAAGATTGCGGCCAATACCGCTAGGAATGTTGTTGCCAGTGGCGGCAAGCTTGACCCATTAGATGCTTTGTTGGCCAGCGGTGCTGGGGTGGGGCTTAACGAAATTCTCCAACAAATACCTGACTTTGAATCGCTTAGCCCAAACATTCAAAACATGATTGGCAAAACAGTTTTGTCCGAGCTTATGGGGGGAACTTCATCTCCATCAGGCGGAACAACGGGTGGAACCAAAACTGCCGGTGCATCTGGGACTACGACAGGCGGCACCAACGTAGCTTCTACTGGCGGGACAAATACCGCTAATGTTGCCAATACTATTGCTTCAATTCTTGGCAGTACTGCAACTGGCGGTACTAAAGTTAGCAGTGCATCCGGAGGAACCGGAGGAACCAACGTGGTTAAAAGCACTGGTGGCTCCAATGTATCTAAAGGCACAAGCTCAACCCCTAGCAATGTAATTGGCTCAATTGCAGGATTATTGGCAGGGTCTTCACCAAAAACCGCAACAACAAATCCTGCGGTCGATGCTGTTACAAACATGGCCCAACAGCAATCGCCAGAACAGAATCAGCAGGCGGCTTTACTCAATTTATTAGGTAGCAAACAAGAGCTTGCTAATATAAAATCTTACAAAGATCTTTACGGGCATGAATTGTTTGGGGATACTTACGTACCGCCTTCAGCAGGCGGGGCTGAAGCCCAAGGTGCGGAAGAAGAATTTTTCAATGGCGGGCATGTAGATGATCTCAGTGTTGATGCCTTGTTACATATTTTAAGGAACTGATATGGGTACGACTGTTGATTCATTTGGCCAAATTGTGGACGATAGTTCAAACTACGACTCCAGTTCTGATACATATTGGCCCACAAATACTGCATCAAGCGCCAGTGATAACGTAACTGAAAACGTGTTTGACCCAACATATGGCGGTCGATATACGGCTGTAGCAAATCCAGCTGATGTAAACAACGGTGGAATTGGCAATATCTTAAGTTCAATGTTTGGTGGTGCAAGCGGCCTTAAAACAGCCGGCGCATTAGGTGGTGCTTTGGCTGGCGCACTTGGCGGCACAAATCCCAATACACAGAGATCTGGCTACAAAGGCAGCATTCCTCAATTACAAGCAGTTCGCAATATGGTGACTGCACCTCCGGCAAAATCAACTGGATACCGCCCCGGTCAAGGTGGCGTTAATTGGAACGCTGATGTCGCTTATGTTCCTTATGGCTCAGTTGGAACTGGTGTAAACGCGGCTTTAAATCCTGCCGCTGTTGCTGCGGCTAATGCAGCTAGGGCTGCTGCTGCTGCACCTAAACCAAGTTCAACTTTAAGTAACCTTGCAAAAGTAGCGGGAGGTGTTGGAATTGCTTCTTTGCTAAAAGATATTCTTGGCGGGAAAACAGGCGGCAGTGGCACAGGAACCCTTACAAATGCTGGCATCAAAACTTTGCTGGATAAAATTCTTGGTGGCACAAAAACTGGCACTACTGTTGGTGGCACGACTGGCGGCGTAACTCCTAAAGGCGTTACAGGCGGCGGGGGTTCAGCTTCAAGTCAGCCAGTTAGTGATGAAGCTTACCCTAATGAAGAGCTTGCCACTCCAGAGGGTACTGAGGCTGATGAATTTAGTGGAATTGATGAACAAGTGGCGGCAAATGAAAACGCACTTGCTGAGCCAGACGTTTTAACTCCAGAGGAAGTTCAGGCCGAGTTGGATAGTTACATTAATCCTTATGATGAATCCCAAATTGATCTAAATGATTATGGATTGGGTGATGTTACCTACGACTGGTCAAGCGATATGTCCGACGTTGATTACAGTGGAATGGACTACTCTGGTTTTGATTTTGGCAGTAACGATTTAGATTTAAGCGAATTTGATTTTGCAAAAGGCGGGGCAATTAATATGGCAAAAGGTCGTTACTTACAAGGTGATACCGATGGTATGGCTGACAAAATCCCTGCAAAGATTGGACAAGACCAGCCTGCGGCGCTTAGCCACGGCGAGTTTGTTGTTCCTGCGGATGTTGTGTCTCATCTGGGTAATGGCAATTCTGATGCCGGAGCTAAGAAGCTTTACCAAATGATGGACAAAATTCGTGTTGCCCGTACCGGCAATAAAGAACAAGGCAAGAAGATTAACCCTGACAAGTTCATGCCCGGTGGTTTGGCTCAAGCCTACGCCAACGGTGGTTCAGTTAAGCACTTTGTAACTGGTGGAGAGACTGGAACAACAGGCTTAGCCGCCGCCGCTAACGCAGGTATTACAGGTTCAGAAACAAGTCCCAACACTTGGGCTGGTGATTACATGTCTAACTTGCTTGGCAAAACCCAAGCATTGGCTGAGTCTCCATATCAGCAGTACATGGGGCCATTGACTGCGGGTGCTTCTGATTTGCAGAACAAAGTCTTTACGGGCTTGCAAAACACTGCTTTCCCAACCAACTTAGGCCAAACATTCAGTTCTACAGGCGCATACCAACCGCCCCAAATGAACATGAATGCGTATCAAACTCAGCCTATTGGCACTGGCGCGGGAGCCGCTCCAACAACCATGACGCAACCTCAAGGCGTTACTTCTCAAGGTATCGCCTCACAGTACATGAACCCATACTTGCAGTCTGTGCTTGATCCACAGATGGCAGAGTTGCGCCGTCAGTCACAGATGAATCTTCAGCCCGGTTTGGCTAAGCTGACCCAAGCTGGTGGTTTTGGTGGTGGCCGTCAGGCAATCATGGAATCTGAAGCTAACCGCAACCTGTTGCAAGAACAGAACAAGACTTTGGGCGCAGGATATGCCAACGCATTTGACAAAGCCCAACAGCAGTTCAACACTGAGCAAGGTCAGGCTAAGAGTTTGGCTGACTTGATCGCGCAACAAGGCGGCACTCAGCGTGGTATTGAAGCTGAAGGCATTGCGGCAGACAAGGCAGCATTTGAAGCCGCCCGTCAGAACCCATACAACATGTTGCAATTCCAACAATCTATGCTCCAAGGTATGCCTATCTCTGCTACCAGCTATGACATTGCTCAGCCAAGCAAGCTGGTCTCTGCGGCTCAAGGTGCTACAACAGTTAACTCATTGCTCAAAAATCTTGGCCTTGTCTGAGGAAAATTAAATGTTTACACAACCGTCAGTCAATCAGATTGCATCTACATATCAGGGTAATCCCGCGCCTTTGGCTCAAAAAGTAGAAGCAGATAAAAAGCAGCACGGTGGGATCCCACAGGATCTGCGCCAGCTTCTTGCTTTAAACGACATTACACAAGGTCGCCAAAGTATGGGTATTCAGCAGGCTCTTCAGACTCCTACAAATATCCCGACGGTTGCTCAAAGCTTACAAGAACGTGCCCGTCAAATGATGCAGGCTCGTCCCATGATGCAGCCTGCTGCGCAAGGTTTAAACGCACTACCTACTAACGTTGGCGAAGAATACGCACATGGCGGCATCATCGGTGATGTTGCCCACTTTGACGGCCAAGATGGAAGCGAAGTTAAAAATAAAAGTTGGATTGAGCGTTTGCTTTATTCCAACATTTCTCCTGCCGAGCAAGCTCGTAAAGAAGCCATTGAGGCTCAAGCGGAAGGCAGACGTGTAACGCCAACTAAAGCCAACTTAGAGCGTGACATCAACATGGCTGAAGTTAACCGAGCAAACCCCAACATCACTCAAGATGTGATGGAGCGTATCGGTCTTGCTACACGCCAAGAACAACCTACGCAACAAGTAATTGGTCAGCCTGCCACCCCTGCTGCACCCGCAGCTCCTGCTGCGCCTAAAGTTAATGTGCCGGCTCAACCTCGCGTATTCCAAGACAATGCCCCTATGCCTGCCGGTTTGGCTGGTTTAGTCCCTGCCGCAGACACAGAAGCGTTGGGAATGTTGAAGAAAGACATGCGCCGTGATCCCGAGGCAGAAGCCAATGCTCTGCGTGCACGCTACATGAAAGAAGTTGGTGCTCGTGACCTGTCACCGTATGACAGAGCCATGCAGTCATTGGAAGAGCGTAAGGCTCGTTTAAACGCTCCTAAAGCTGGCATTGACTCTGTAATGGATCTCCTTGAAAACATTGCACAATCTAAAGGACGCACATGGCAAACCGCCGGTTCTGAAGGTGCTCTTAATCAGAAGAAGGCGCAGGCTCTCCGTCAGCAACAACAAGATGAGTTGGTTGACAAGATCCTTGAATTGGGCGGTAAGAAAGCTGAAGCCCAGTACAACGAGAAGAAGGGCATGTTTGAGATGACGCAGAAAGAGCGCGAGGAAGTCTATAAGAAGGCTTACGAAGCGGCTAAGTCTGTTAACGCATCTGATGACAAGGCTAAAGAGTTGGCTCAACAAGCTGTGCTTGAGCGTGAGAAGATGCGCAACCAACTTAAGGTTGCAAGCATGGGTGCTCACGACAACCTGATGAGCCGTGCTGACGCTATCCGCGCTGAGAACCCCGGCATGACTCGTGAAGAGTCTATGAAGAGAGCGGCTATGGCCGCCGGTGCTACTTCTGTTTTGAGCACAGAAAGCAAAGACAAAGCCAAAGGTATTGAAGAACTTCTCAAGCTTAACGAGAAGATGCCTGTCGGTCTGCGTACAGGTAACAGTGCTATGGCTCAAGAGAACCGCAGAATCTATAACTCTGCGTTGTCGGCAATTGAGTCTCAGTACGGCCCATTGACTGGCGGTGGTGCGACAACCTCTGCTCAGCCCATCCCCGCAGGAGCAGGCCCTAAAGACTTAACAGCGGGAACTGTGTACCAAACTGCCCGAGGCCCAGCAAAATGGAATGGTAAAGCATTTGATCCAGTGTAATAATTGCCTAACAGGAGCTTGTAATGGCAAAAGAATTCTCGTTTGAAGAGGCAATTGGATCACCCAAAGAAGACAAAGAGAAGAAATCTTTTTCTTTTGATGATGCTGTAAAACAACCTACTGCTGGGTTCTCCCTTAAGGATTTAGCCCTTGCTTTCGGCCAAGGCGTAGGTGGTGGCGCTCAAGCCATCTCTGACGTTGCCGGTGCAGGCAATGTTGTTTCCAAAGGCTTAAGCGGTTTACAACAAGCCGCTGGCGAAGCCATGACTCCTGAGCGTCAGGCTGAGATCTTGCGTCGCCAAGAACTGAAGAAGAAAGCTGAAGGCAATACATGGGAAGAGATTAAAGCTACCCTTGGCGGTGCGGCTGAGGCTCCTCTCCAAACGCTTGCGCAAGGCGTAGGCTCAATGGTTCCAATGATTGCTGGAACTCTGTTGGTTCCCGAGGCGGCAATTCCTGCCGCTGTTGCTCGTTTAACATCTTTGGGCGTAGCCCCTGCTGTAGCCAAGACTGTCGCCACTAGCATGCCTGCATCCACTGTCGG